TAAAAACAGGGTTTTGTAACCTTCCATCACCGTCATCAATAACATCTCCTGCTGCTGGATTTATAAAATCTCCCTGAAACCAAGCATGTAAGTCATCATAATCTTGTGAAGAAACATAAGTGTTTTCCCATATATATTCTATACCAGGGCATCCACTTGCATCATGTCTGCCTATTCTCCATTTTATTTTTACACTAGACTGTGCTGGTATTGTATAGTTGTCAGTAACATTATTAGAGTCAGTAGTAAAAGCTGGATACTGTAAATAAGGAGTGCAATAAGACCTGCTAGTATCGGATGCAGTTTTTTCACCCGCATCAATAACAGCATTTGAGTCTAAATTAATACTAAAGTTTTGAGCTCTAATTTGCATATAAAGCCCCGCTAACTGATTAGAATCAGTAGGAGCCTCACCCTCAACTTCTAAAAAATTTGATGATTCAGCGCTAACATCTAACACTTGACATGTGACCTCTCTATTCAGCGGCCCACTTGCGTCAGTTTTAACAATTAATAAATCACCTTTCTGTACTTTGTTTTGATTATCGCCTTCTAACTTAAAGTATATTACTCTTGTTGTTTGACTTTGATAATAAAAACTAGAATATATTGTCTCATACCCTCCTTCACTTGGTTTTAAAACAAACTTATATTTTGTAGCCCATGTAGGGGGATAATTCTCTATATTAACTTTTATTTTATTTTGATCAACAGAAGCTGAAGCTGGAACAAAAGTTGTATTGAACTCTGAGACTAATACTGTAGAAGCCCTACCATAATCGTCCATATATACAATTCCTGTTTCATAATCTCTATTACTATGCAGAGAAGATGTGTCTTGACTAGAAGTAAAAGTTCCTTGACCTCTTGTAAAATAAAAATATTCATACACATCAGTCGTTCCTGAATTATACTTCATAGCTAACACTTGCAAGGAAAACACATTTGATCCTACTGTAGATCCTATTCTAAAACCTTGTTGTGTTTGAGAATCAATACTACTGTTTGATTTAGTAAACACACAATTAGTAGGAACTATTGTAACAGTGTTAAATAAGTCTGTTAACGAATTACCTTGAGTGGATGTTGCTAAAGGTTGAAAATTAGTATTCAAAACTGTACCAATACGTTCAGCAAATTCTATTGAATTTACCATTTCATACACTGAAGTATAATTTCTATTTACTGGAAATATTACAGATAATTCAAATGGAGTGTTTTCAAACGCTGAGTCATAACACGCATCACCGGTATCTCCATTTAATTGAGAATGTTGTATAAATACTGTAAAAGCTAATGAAGATCCTTTGACTAATCTATTAGCAAAATCACTTAAATCAAAACTAATTTTAGAATTTTGTACAGTTGTGTTTGTGTTAGGATTTATAGTATATACAGCTCCTGTTGACATTGTTGCCTCTGGCAAATCGTCAAATAATATATCGTTAGTAAATAACGATGTTGTAAAGTTAATAGGTATATCCTGTCCAGCTGCATTTATTATATCATACCCATCAGTATAGTTACCATAAATTAACCTATTACCCTGTATTGTTTGAGCTTGTGCAACTTTAGGAACATTATCATATAATCTTAATAACTCATCGCTTCCTAGTACAGTATATATTTTACTGTTTGTAAAAGTATATGTTTGTTTTGAATTATTAGCCCATCCATAGTCAGATTTTTTAAACCTTTCTATAACATAAATAGAATTACTATTACTTGGTTTAAATAATAAATCAACCTCGATAACTTTATCTGATCCAGTTTCAAACTGTACCTCAATAGAGTTATATATATTTTTCATTGAAGCATTATTGAAATTATTCACATCAAAATCAAAAGGCCCTGGTTGAAAAGCTGCGGTAGAAAACAACGACGTTGCACTATACTCATTGTTTACATACCTATATCTATAAGCAAAAGTTATAAATCTAGTTTCTAAATAATTCTCTTCTCCAGGAATATTTAAAAACTCTATACTTGGTGCAGGTAATGTGTCTAAAGTATCAAACCCTGGCGGTTTTAAAATAACACTAATATCAGTTTCTTTAATACCATCGTTTATCCCTGCTGGATCCGGATAGTTTTGAGTTACATTTATTTTTCTAGGAGGATTTTTGTCGTCTGTCCAAAAAAGTAAATCTTCTATCTTGTTTACTCCAGTAATTAAAAACTTAGGATCAAAGTTTAATACTTGTTTGCTAATAACATGATATGTTATAGCTTGTGATTGTACATTGAAAGAAACAATTAAATCTAACTTGCCACCTACAACAGGATTGTTTGCATCATGAATAAACCAATAGATAGTTTCTTTTGATCCATCTTGGTAGGCTCCTATACATACAGCTGAATTAGATAAATTTTGACCACCATAAGCTAGAGTGGTTAACTGTGTGTTACCTTTTGAATTTTCTACAGCACCTATTTCAGTGGTTTCTGTAGATCCTAATCTTACGTTAATTGCATTAACATATTGGCCTGGAGGAACAAGACGTTCATCAACGCTCTTGTTCATTTTACCCGCAACAAAATTTGTATTTACTATCGGCATCTTACTTTAACCATTTATCCTGGCCTCTCAAACTCATTAAAAGGCGACCAGGGTGAATATTACTTAATCTAATTTTTGCATTTCTTAACAACGACGACTTATCTTTCCTTGCTCTATTTACAATATATTCTTGTACCCCTAATCTACCATTTAAAAGAGAATATTTTACATAAGCATATAAATATTCTTCAAACAATTTATTAACGCTGATGCTTCCGTCTTCACCATTCTCCATACCATCTGAAACATACTCTACAACTACTGAAGCTCCGTTACCTATAGAGCTAAAATTAATAACTCCTCTTTGCTTGTCTATACTAAACGTTGGATTTGCGTTAGCAGTTTCAGTGTTTAAACCAAATCTTGCTCCTATTCCAAAGTCAAAATACCAACATCCATCTACATTCCATCCTGATTGATTGTTGTATGCGCTACTTTCATTTAAATAAATAGTTTTAGCACCACTTGTAAAAGACATGTCTAGTTGTGAAAACTGTGGTTTTAATACATTGCCGTCTTGATCATATATAATTTTGGCATTATTATCTTGTAAGTATGTTGATGCCCATCCTGCTTGTATATTCTCTGTCAAAGGATATAATACGCCGTTTAAATATTGTGATATTCTTACCCAATTTACATAGTCAGAGGGTAATATAAATCTTAAATTATCATCTAAATCCATCTGTAACACCTTAACTTCTTTCATCGCATCATAATTCAACTCCTGAATTCCTCTTTTAGCGTGAAATAAAACTTGGTATCTATTAAGATTATTAATTAACTCGTGATTACCTTGATACATTAACATGAAATTATTTACAATATCATTTAATGAAACGTACTGGTATGATCCCCAATTTTTATCCTGAGGTATTGCTCCTGAGTTTGCGTAATATGCGTAGTCATTTATATAAGCCATATCTTACGTTTGTATTTGGTTGTTATTAACTTCTTCTTGTTTACCAAACTGATAAACATCTCCTTCTCTAATCTCTATACCTATATATTGACATATTTTAGCTACAATCCCAGGTTCGTCTGATGAAGGCAATTCAAAGTCTTGATAATCCGCTTGATTAATGTCAAATAATGGCTCACCAGAACTAAGTGTTTGGTATGTCCATTTAGGCGATAAAGGGTATCTAATATATTCAGCTGTTACACTTCCGTTATTTGTTATTGTTGTAGGGTAAACTGTAATCGTGTTACCTAGCTGACCAGTGTTTGCATCACCAATAACAGACGTAGTTGCTCCTCCTAACACATAAGCCGGGAAACCTGTAGATGGTGCAGTAAGCGGTGAATTGTTTAAATAAAATATCTTATTCTGATTAACTCTTTCAACTTCAACAATACCTGTTGTATTAAATATACCATAACCATTTCCTATAGTTGCTGCCACTCCAAAAGGCGAGTATGATAATGTAAGTTGAGTTTCACTATCTACACTTATAACAAACGCACTAAATCCTGAGTAACTTGATGAAGCCGTAGTATTTACTACTTGTTGCCCCACCTTCACTCCGCTAGACACAAACGTAGCAGTCGTATCTGTTAATGTATTTAAACCTGCCGCAGTGCTTGTTCCTGATGTTATTTGTGTTGGGAAGTAGTTTACTTTATTAATTAAATAATAATCACTAGGTAAATTAAATAAATTAGCTCCTTGTTGAGCTAAACTTCTAGTAACTGAAAAACTATCAATTACTTCAACCAATCCTTTTACAATATCAGCATATCCTGTTCCTGAAAGTCTTTGGTTTTCTTTATTAGTCCACGCATTGTATTGATAAAAATAATCTTCAAACAAGTCCATTTGCGCTTGTTGCGCATATAAATTAAAGTCTTGAGGAGAGATATATCCGTAATTATTTTTATTAGCAATAGCTAAAACAGTATTTCTAACCGAGTTAATCATGTTAAATTCTTTTTACAAATATAGTCAAAAAAAAAGAGGTCACTTTTTTTGTAACCTCTGATTTTTAATAAGTAAAAAAACTTATGATTGTAATGAAGCAGCTTTTACGCCTGTCACAATCGCAGTGATCTTAGACGGTGGAGTACCAGATGCAGCACTTTTAGGATAACCTCCTGGTGTGTAAACTGGTTGTTGCCATGAAAGCTTAAGCGATGTTTCTACCGCATCATTTAAGAAATCTTTCCATAAATGAGAATTAGCCACAATTGCATCATGAGTAATTTCTAAAGACTGCACTACGTTAGTTTCAGCTGGTACTGTAGCTGAACCATCATTTTGAATAGCATATCCTGCTTGTGCAGAAGAAATACTATTGTAAAAAATGTTAACTTTTGTTGTGCTTTCTTGTTTAATCTCCACGATTCCGTTCACGGGGATTAGTTTATATCCAGCATCTTGTCCAACGCCTGATATAAGTAGTTTAATAAATTTTTCCATAGGTAATAATGTTAATGGGTTAATAAAGCACAAAGATACGCTTTCTATTTATCTTTTTTTAAGCGTTTCTTCAAGAACTTGTAAGCTTCTAAACCATTGTCACTTTGCATATATGACGTAACGACTCCTATAGGTTCCTCATTAAAAGGTATCGTTAACATTTTCTTTTTATTACTTGGTAAGTTAAAGTAAACATCTCTTTGATTATTTCTAAATGATAACCAGTTGTTGTCAAAAAACAAATGCACTTCGTTTTGCATTTCCAATAAAGGATCATTGACAACCTCTATTAAGTCTTCAGGATTGTTTTTAGCATACACTAAAATATCTCTTTTTAATTCAGGAATAGTTAAAGTATCAACAGACGCTCCCATTAAAATTCTAGATACAGAAAGTAATTTATCTGTACTTAAATTTTTAGCTAAGATTTGAGCATCTAATTCTAACTCTACCGAAACAAGCTCTTGTGATGCATCTTTAGCTCTATCAATTTCTTCAAATATCATTCCGTTTCCAGGATGATAATGTAAAAATTGTTGTAATACTTGGTTTTCTCTTTGCACAACCAACATACCATCTTCAAACACAATAGGTTCTAGAATAGCATTACCATCTTGTTCGTCTTCAAAAGGGCTTTTTTGGTTTCTTGCATATCTTAAAGGCCTGTTTACACCTTGATCTTCGTCAAAGTATAATAAAGGTGATCTTACAGAATGTCTTGAGGATAGCATATAAGATAAAGGTCTTTCACTTCTTTTTAATTTATACGCTTTATTTTTAAGGGTAGTATTTTTTTTCATTATAATATAATTTAATTTGATTTAATAA